AAAAAAGAAGACACATTCGATTGGCTTCAAAAAAATGACATCGCAAAACTGCGTAAAATACAAAACGAACAACCTGCGCTGTATGCGCAAATAGTAGCCGACTATAACAAGGGTGTTCGTGCTTAACAGACTAAAAACAACGTGATATAAACAACTAAAGAAAAAGAAAAATGGCAGGATTATTAAAAGAAGTATGGATAGCGGGAATTCAAGAAAACCCTGTACCCGATAAAAGTTTTATTATGCAGTCAACCGACTTGAGCGAGTTCGTTGAAAACAACACACTGCATTTGCAGGAAGCAGGTGTTGAACCTGCAATCCACGAGGATTACTTTAATGGGTCGGAAACTGATTTGCCGCTTGCTTCGGTGGCTGATATTCCAAATCAAGCAACATTGAAAACCTACAGTACGGAACGTACACGTCACCGCGATTTGCAGGAAGTTGAATTGAGTTATGCTCGCAGAACGAGCCTAATCAATCGCCATAAAGTTTCGTTGGAAAAGAATTTAGGACAACGCGCTGCTTTTTCGTGGTCGCCGGCGGATGCAAACTCGTTCAATAAAATTACTGCTTTGGGCGGAAACGATAGCATTATTGATGCTATCATTGACCTTGAAGCATTTTACAGTTCATTGAGCAAGTACGACAACTTGAACTTGACACTTACTGCCGAACACATGGCAAAAATTAAAAAGGAAAACAAAAACCTTTATAAAGAAATCATTGGCGACGGCGGTATTTACGGATTTAAAATTTTCCGTTATAACAATAACGCTATCTACACAAGTGATTTGGTTAAAAAGTCATACGGCGCCGTGTTAGATACTCAAAGCGGTGATAAGATGGCATCGTTCTCTTGGTGCAGCGACGAGGGATTCCGTTGTTTCGGCGACACTGAAATGTATGAAACATTACGTTCGGCAGCTTCGCAAGCCGATGAGATTTCATTCGCACAACGTGCGTTGGTAGGGAATATTCGTGCAACCACTCCAAAATACTTGGGGGCAATTCTTTAATAAAATGGCAAAAGAAAATAAAAATCAAGCTGATTCAGCACCCGAAACAACAGAGGTTGTTTCATCTACTTCAGTAGAAACAAGCACGGCAGATTCTTCTGTTGAAGAATCTGCCAATGCTGAAACATTGGAAGAACAATTAAAAGCGAAAGCCGACAAGTATATGTCTGAAAACGCAGGTACGCACAAGATGTATTTAACTGCTGACGGCTTTATGTTTTTGGACAAAAAATTTGCAAAAGACCACGCTGTAACTATTGACAATAAAGAAGTGTTTGAGTTTGAACGTACAGCTTAATAAAAATGTTGTTGGTTGGTTCATTACAGTTGGGGGCGATAATCTCAACCCCTGCTGTAAACCCAAAACAAAAAAACGATGAGAAGCATTAAATACATAGTAGTTCATTGCACGGCAGGCAAAGGAAACCAAGCTACAAAGGTCATTTTAGATTTTTGGGGAAAACTCGGTTGGAAAAGCAGAGGCTACCATTGGTTGATTAGTGATGACGGAACAGCCGAACATTTAACCGATGATGAGCAAGTGAGCAACGGAGTAAAAGGACACAACGCAAACAGCATTAATATTTGTTACAAAGGCGGTTGGAATGGCAAAGATACCCGCACCCAAAAACAAAAAGAAACGTTGAAAAAAATAATAGGCGAATACAAAACAAAGTATCCTAACGCGACAGTATTAGGACACCGCGACCTAAGCCCCGATTTAGACGGCGACGGAATTGTAGAGCCAAACGAATGGGTAAAACTCTGTCCATGCTTTAATGCAAAATCAGAGTACAATTAAAATCAATTTTAAAACCATTTAAAAATGAGAAAGTTAAAATCAATGCTAATGGCAGTTGCCGTTTTAGGAATGATGTTCGCCTCGTGTACGCAAGTAAAGTATCTGCCTACACCAAAAGAACTCGCAAGTAAAGAAGTAACGGTAGAAAAGCACGATACACTGTTTGTGTTTAAAGCTGATACCGCAACAACTGAACATTGATAACGCAGGAAGTATCGCGTTAGCTGATGTTAAAGTAAAAACGGGCGACTATCTGAAAGCCCCAAAAGTTAAGATTAACAAGAACAACACGATTACGGTAGATTGCGAAGCCGAAGCGCAAAAAAGGTTTGCCGAGTGGAAGAATACGTTTACAAAGGAATATAAAGAAAAGACAAATTACTATCCAGAGCCTGTACCAAATCGAAATACAGGCGATATGGTTAAAAAAAAAATGGATTATCCGCTTGGTGGGAAACCACTCAAATATATCTCGGAAGATTATTCCTTATATGCCTCGCTGTTTATTCGGCAAAACAGGTGTATAAATACAGCAACGGACTATCTACAATTAAAAGTTTAATCGAAAAACTAAAAGGCTGATTTTTCAATTCATAAGCAATGGCAGGATTAAAAAAAATAACGTTTAACGTAAGCTCTAACGGCTTAGGTCAGTTGCAGGCAGTGGACGGCAAAGTTCCTGCGTTGCTTATGACAGGTGTTGCAGTCGCAGGTAAAGCGCAGCTAAATACCGCGTACCAAATTTTTGCGATAACTGATGCCGTAAATTTAGGTATTACTTCAACAGGCTCAAATACGTTGGCGTATAAAGAGATTGCGGATTTTTATGCAAAGGCAGGTTCAGGCGCAGAACTTTGGTTTATGTTGGTGGCAAGCACTGTTACCTATACCCAAATGGCGGACCTGACAGGAACTTATGCAACCACTTTGTTAGATGCCGCAAGTAAATCTATCCGCAGAATAGGTTTTGTAAAAGCACCTCAAGTGGGCGATACCATTTCAAACGGCTTAGATGCCGATATTGCGACAGCCGTTGTAAAAGCGCAAGAATTATGCGTGGATTACAGCACTCGTTATGGCTTTGTTCGTGCGGTTATCAGCGGTAATAAATTCAGCGGAAGTGCAGCTTCTTTGTTTGATTATACAACTACACAAAACAACCGCGTGGGTATTTTACTTACCAACAACGGTGACGGCGATGCAAACATTGCTTCCGTAGGCGAAATGTTAGGCTGTTACGCAAGTGTTCCTATTCAGCGACAAGTCAGCCGTGTTAAAAATGGTGCAGTAGCTCAATTAACAGCACGTTTTACCAATGGCGCAAACGTAAGCACGTTAGAGAATGCTTGGCAGGCAATCGCGGACAAAGGATATATCTTTTTACGCAGTTATCCGCGAACAAGCGGTTTTTATTACAGCAGCGACCAAACGCTTACACAACGTACTGACGATTTTAACTCGTTTGTGCGCGGCGATGTAATGGACGATGCTATTTTGATTGCCTACGGCGAATTGGTTCAGAGCTTAGGTGACGAGATACCTGTTTCAGAAGATGGCAAAATACACCCATCAATTGTTAAGGGGTGGCAGTCGAGCGTAGAAAATCAGTTGGTTGGATTGTTGGTTAATACAGGTGCATTGAGTGGTGCAAGATGTATCATTGACCCTAACCAAAACGTAGCACAGACGGGTATTTTGAATATCGAAATCAGATTATTACCTATTGGTTACAGCGACGAACTTGTGATAAACATTGGTTATGTAACAACTTTAAATTAATAAAAAATGGCAGATTTTTTAAGCAGCAGACAACATTCGTATAACGATATGTCAATTTCTTTGGTTAGCAAATCGGGGGTAAGACTTATGGTTGGTATTACCGAAGTAGAATACGAAATAGAACGTGAACAAGGCATTTTGAGAGGTCGCGGCGACGAGGGATATGATATTCTTTTCGGTAATAAATCGGTAAAAGGCAAATTGAAAATTTGGCAAACTGAACTGGAACAGATAATTGCACAAGCACCAAACGGCGACCCTACTAAAGTTAAGTTTGATATTATTTGGACATTCCTTCCAAATACAGACGGAGCATTGCTGATTACTGATACAATTAAAACCGCTTGTTTCAGTGGATATAAAAAATCAGCTAAACAAGGCGATTTGAATATGGAAATTGAATTGCCATTCATTGCTTTAAAAGTAGTTACACAATCATAAAAACCGAAAATGAAAGAGAAAGAAGAAAATACATTGGCTGAAAAAATTGAGGCTTGGAAAAAGAAACACGAAGATGTGTTTGTGGTAAGTTTTGAAGACGGCAAAACAGGCTATCTGAAAAAACCCGACCGCAAAATTATGAGTTTCGCAATGACGAGAATGCAAACGAACCCTTTGGGCTATGCAGAAGTCATTTTACAGCAATGCTGGCTCGGTGGTGATGACGAAATTAAAACCAATGATAAATATTTCTTTGGTGCTGCGGCTCAATTAGAAAAAATGATTGAGGTAAAAAATGCGGAGCTAAAAAAGTTGTAGAGGACTCAAACGGCAACTTTGAGTCCAATTGGGTAGCGTATATTGATACATTGTTGCAATATCATCTGAACATTGAGCCTGACACATTAACCGACGAACAATGGGCAGAGAAATACGCAATACTATCAGATATACGAGAGCGAGGGGCGAAAGCCGCTAAAGGGTAGCGCGATTTATGCTGTGGATAACGAGGTAAATAAGGGTGTTTAGCACAATGCAGATGAAAAACGCTTCTAATCCGCCGAAATAAACGAACAATAAAAAAAACAACAGTAACGGAATTTGTATAAACCAAATCCACTTGTGTTTTTTCAAGTAAGTAAACGGCAGTAAAAGCCCTTTTAAAAAAGCTAAAATAACAACTGCTAATGCGCCGATTGTGGTTTTTAAAATTGCAGCAACTATCGCAAGCAGAACAGGGACAAGCAGTATAAGAGCTATTAAAGTAAATAAATTCAACATAAATGAGCGCGTTTAGTTTTACAATGTTTTTAAACGATTTGGTAAGTCCTAAACTTACTCAAATTTCTACGTCGCTTAATAATTCACAGAGCAAAGTTAGTGCCAATCAATCAAAAATGCAAAAAGATACTGATAAAACTGCTTACAGTATCGAACAATTACGCAATAAACTAACTGTTTTAAACGGACAGCACGCAGCTTCTACCTCAATTAGCGAAATCCGCCGTTTAAAAACCGAAATCAATCAAACCGAACGAGAATTAAATAAACTCAAAAACCTGCCCCCAATGGGCTTTATTGAACGGCTTCGCGGTATCGGGGGACAATTCAGCAGTTTAATAATGGGTGCAGGTGCGCTTGGTTTAGCAATGAAAGCGTGGGACGGCATTAAAGCGTTATTCAATATGGGTGTTGATATGGAACAAACCAACATCAAATTTGAAGTTCTGTTAGGCTCTACCGAGAAAGCAACCAAAATGATTGGCGAACTTACCAAGTACGCCGATGCAACACCATACAGCAACGAGGGCATAAACAAAAGTGCCGAAACAATGCTCGGCTTCGGTATCGCGCAAGAAAAAATAATGAGCAATATGAAAATGCTCGGCGATGTGGCTATGGGTAACGAAGAAAAACTTTCGGGGCTTTCGTTGGTTTACTCTCAAGTACAGGCGACAGGTAGGCTAATGGGGCAGGATTTATTACAAATGATAAATCAAGGTTTCAATCCTCTGCAAATAATATCTGAACAAACAGGTATTTCAATGGGCGACCTAAAAGAGAAAATGGAAGACGGTGCAATCAGCTCTCAAATGGTTGAGGAAGCCTTTAAACTTGCCACATCAGAGGGAGGTCGTTATTACGATATGGCAAACAAAATGGCAGAAAGTGGAGGCGGTAAGTGGAGTACTTTTTGGGGTACACTTACAAATCAAATAAGCCGAGTAGGAGTGAAATTTGTAGAATTGATAAAACCGATTTTTGATATTGGAACATCTGTTGCGCTGCATATAGTTCCTTTTGGTAAATCAATCTTAAACATAATAAAATACGTTACCGACTGTAAACCTTTAATGTTCTTATTAGCTGTTGCGGTAGGTGCTGTTGGTTTCAGTTTGTTAGCAGCGAATGCGAATGCAATAACCTTTTCGGTAGTAATGGGAGTTTTAGAGGGAGCTATTTGGTTAGTTGAAGCTGCAACAACAGCGTGGAATTTTGTAATGAACCTTAACCCTATTTCATTGGTTGTAATCGCTATCGCTGCATTAGTTGCCGCTATTTGGGCGTGTTGGCAAAAGTTTGAATTGTTTCGAGGAACTATAATGGGCGTGTGGGAAGTTTTAAAGGGATTTGGAACAGCTATAAAAGATTATGTGATTACGCGCTTCAAAGAGTTGCTTTCAGGCATTACAGGTATCGGCTCTGCCTTGCTTTCATTTTTTAAAGGCGATTGGCAGAAGGCTTGGGAAACAGGTAAAAAAGCCGTTGAAGATTTGAGCGGTGTAAACTCAAAACAAAAATTTGTTTCAGATGTAATTGAAAACGGCAAAAAAATCGGTGAGAATTTTAGCAAGGGTTACGCTAAAGGCGTGGCAATGGTTGCGCCCGAAGTGGTTACAAAAGCAGGAACTGCACCCCAAGCCGCACCCGAAAAGAAAGCACAAGATAAGTCCTCTGCATTTAATGATTTATTCCACGACGACGATAAAAAGAAGGAAAAGAAACACGCGCACGGCGGTGCAGATAACGCAGACAAAGTAATAAGCGGCGGTGCAAAAACAACGCATTTAACTATCAATATTAATGAGTTAGGCAAAACGACTATTAACGTAGAGCGTGCAGAGAATGGAATTAACAGTATGGCAGACACAATTAAAGAAGTGTTATTGCGTACCATAAACAGTGTAAACCAAATGCAGATAGCGTAATGAGTGTTTCGTTAAATGATATTGGTGCAGACTTACGGAATGGCGGTAAGTATTTTATGCGCGTTAAGCTGCGGAGCAGTGAGGGGAAATTGTACGAGCTGCCAAACGAGCCGTTGGTTGGTTTCAGTTTTGCGAACCTTATTGTAAAAACGCCAACAGTTGGTAAGTACCGCAAGGGAACGGTAAAGGAATGGATTAGTTCAGAAGATGATTTGATAAACATAAAAGGGTTTTGCGTAAACGAAGATGACCCAACGGCATATCCAACAGAACAAGTAAAACTGTTGAATGATTTGCGAAACGAAACGGATAGCTTGGAGGTAGAGGGTAATGCGTTCTTTGAACTTTTTGGAATCAGAGGGTTAGTGATTGATAATGTAAGAATAGAAGAAATGCAGGGTATGCCCGGGGCGCAGGCTTATGTTATCAATGCTACAAGCGAAGAGGATTTTTATGCGGAATTAACTCAACAGTTATAGTAATGTTTGTTTTAGACAGTGAAATAAAAATCGGTAATTATGTTTTCAATCAGATTAATGATGTTGAAATCGTTAAAGACATTGAAAATATGAGCAAAACCGCCGTCATAAAACTTCCAACGCGTTTCACTGTAAGACAAACGCGCGAAAAAAAATTGGTGGAGGAGGCAATAAAGGCAGGCGACGAGGTAACAATTAAGTTAAGTTACTTGGGTAAGTATAGCGGACAGGAGTTTAGCGGTTTTGTATCACGCATAAAATTAAAAACACCCATTGAAATTCATTGCGAAAATGAAATTTACTTGTTACGGAAAAAGAACATAACTAAAAGTTGGAATAAAACAACGTTGAAAGAAATATTGCAAGAGATTGTAAAAGACACACCGATTACGCTGTACGACGACATTTTGAGTATGAATTTAGATAAATGGATAATTAAAAATGCCAACGGAGCGCAGGTGTTAGAAAGCATAAAAAAGGATTTGTTATTGACGATTTATTTTCCCGAAAAAAACAAAATGTATGTGGGATTACAGCAACTGTTTAATAATGGTAAAACAGTTTCTTACGATTTAAACCGAAACATTGTTTCAAACGATTTGGAGTATAGAAGTGCGGACGACAGGAAGCTGAAAATAAAGTACACCTACATAGCACCCGACGGAAAAAAGACAAGTGTTGAGGAGGGCGATGCTGACGGCGAAATGCGGACATTTCATACATCGGTAGTAAGTAGCGAAAGCAAACTTCGCGATATGGCAAAAGAGGAATTGAAAAATTTAAAGTACGACGGCTTTGACGGCGATGTTACAAGTTTTTTAATACCGTATGCAGAACCTGCAATGGAGGCAAAAATAATTGACAGCGACAAACCAAACCGAAACGGAAATTATTTTATTAAAAAGGTAACAACCACTTTCGGAATGGGCGGAGCAAGACGAAAAGTAACAATAGGTAACAAGTTATGAATGTAGAAAAAGAGTTGACAGATGCGTTACGCGAGTTTAAGAAACGAGGCGTTGACACTTTTATTGCACAGGTTGTTTCGGTTGACAAAAACAAAGGTATTTGTAAAATAAAAGACGATGATATTGAATATACAGATGTAAGGTTGAGTGCGGTAATTGATACTAAAGGCAATCGTTTTTATATCTTCCCGAAAGCGAACAGTTTAGTATTGGTAAGCCCTATTCAAGAAGATTTAAAACAGTTGTACGTGGAAGAATACAGCGAAATAGATGCGGTGGAAATTGAAATTGGAGGAGTAAAATTTGTTGCCGACAGTAATGGTTTTTTGATGAGAAAAGGAACGGAAACATTGTACGCAATAATAAACGATTTGCTTACAGCAATCCAAGCAATGGTATTTACAACAAATGTGGGCGCAACAATAGCAATGGTAAACTTGGCTCAATTTGTCGCAATACAACAAAGGTTAAATACCAGTGGAATTTTAAAACAGAATTAAAACAATTTAAAATGGCTTTAGATAAAGCAAGATTAAAAGGAAAATTAAAAACTGCAATGCAGGCAGAAACTACGGAACAAAGTAATCCTGACGCAAGTTTAGACCGCATTTGTGATGCTTTTGCACAGGCTATTATTGAAGAAATAAAAGAATTAACAATAACCTACTCGTCGGGATTGACTGCGCCGAATGGTGCAGTAGCAGGAATGTTTGGTAATACTTTAAGTTGATATGGAAAACATTTATACAATTATAATCGGAATAATAGGCGCAATAGGCGGTACAGGCTTCTTTACCTACATTTTTACAAAAAAGAAATACGATGTAGAAGTGTTGCAAACCAAAGAAAACGCCGAAACTACGGCTATTGACAATGATATTAAACTAAGCAATCACTATAAAGAGATATTAGATGATTTGAAAGCAAGATATGAAACTCGGTACAAAGAATTTGAGGAAGCAATGAAACGAAAAATTGACCTGTTGGAAGAAGAAATAAAACTGCGGGACAGAAAAATAAAATTGCTTCAAAACGAAAATTTAGAACTAAAAAAAGAACTACGAATAATTAAACAAAATGGAAGTAACAGTGTTGCACAACCAAAGCATTAGTGATGTATTGTTGCAGTACACGGGTTCGTTGTTGGATATTGTAAAATTCTGCACAACCAACAATGTAAGTGTAACCAAGCAATTAGTCCCTGGCGCAAAACTTGTTTTGCCCGATGACATTGCAAACAATACAAACATTGCTAATTTTTATACGGCAAAAAAGATAATTCCTGCATTTGCGGTAAAAGGCGGTTCTTACAGCACGGCATACAGTAACGATTATGATTAACAATTATGGCAACTTTAACTAAAGCGGAATTAATAGCTAAAATAGTACAAACCATTTATCAGAATGATAATGGCGAAATTGAGGCATCTAAACATCAAGCGTTGCTGATTGACCTTGTTAACTCGCTTA